GCGTAAACGCCCTCACAGCGGCAGGTTACGACTACAATGCAGTACAAGCCATTGTGAACGGTAAAGTCACACCAGCGGCACCAGCACGCTTGTCTGATGACGAAGTAGCGAACCAAGTGATTGCTGGCGCGTGGGGCAATGGCGATGAGCGCCGCGACCGACTGACTCGCGCAGGTTACAACTTTGATGCGGTCCAAGCAAAAGTAAACGCCAAATTGGGCGCAGGTGGCGGCTCAAAGAAATCAGCTGACCAAATTGCCAACGAGATCATTGCTGGTCAAGGTGGTTGGGGTAACAACCCTCAACGAGCAGATAAATTGCGCGCAGCTGGCTATAATGCCGACGAAGTGCAATCATTAGTAAACCGTAAATTAGGATATTAAAACCGTGTTTGAATTACTAGCAGTAGCAACGACAGCGGCACCAGTGATCACCTTTTCAGTTGACCCAGCGCTTGTCATTCAATTGATATTAAGTACGTTCATGCCGCTATTGGTCGGCTTGGTTACCACTCGTGTCACATCGGGTGCAACCAAGGCATGGCTCTTGGCAGCTTTCACGCTCGTCACATCGGTGCTTACAGGCATCGGTGATGCGATTGCCACTGGCACAGCGTTTGACATTGGGCTTGCGCTCATATTGCTCATACCAGCCTTTGTGGTATCGGTATCGACATACTATGGGTTATGGAAACCAACAGGTATTGCGGTCAAAGCACAAGACGTCGGCGCGAACAAATAACTTATTCAATAAGCAAAAAGCCCCTCTCGCAGATTGGGGCTTTTTTGATGCACTAATGTTTATTTTGTTTTATTAGTAGGTCCATTGTAGCACAGATTGAGCAAACGCGCTTATGGTGTTATAATTGCCACATACCGCACACACGAGAACTCACTCGGTTAAGAAAGGAAAAACGGCGATGTCAAAGAAAGATGTATCGGTTGAAATTAAAATCGTCAAGCTTGATGATTTAATACAAAACGAAATCAACCCACGCAAGATCAAGCGCAAGGAATATGAAGAGCTGAAAAAATCATTGCTCGAGTTTCCTGATATGAAGAAATTGCGCGAAATAATCGTCGATGAAAAGATGATCATTCTGGCAGGTCACCAACGAGTGTATGCGCTCAAAGACCTTGGGTACGAAGATGTCGAAGTTAAGCAAGTGCATAATCTTACAGAGGCTCAAAAACGCCGTTTCATAGCGCTCGACAATGACCACTCTGGTGAGTGGGATTACGACATCATTGCAAACGTATGGAACCCCGAAGAGCTGAAAGAGTGGGGAATTAAAAGCATCAAGATACCGTCGATGACTGGTGATCGGTCCGACAAAGAAGATGTTGAGTTTGAGGCATCAAAAAATAAAGACGTTGAATGTCCGAATTGCGGTTTTCATTTTGACCCCAAAGAAAAATAACGGCTCGCTGTATGTCTAAAAGTATTCAGTTGGGTGACGAGATAAAAGATGTGACGACAAACCAAGTCGGCATAGCTCTTGGTCGCGCTGAATATTTGAACGGCGGCAAATACTGGATATTACAACCGCAAGTATTTGAAGATAACATTGCGCCGCGTGAGCAGTTTATACCAGAGGCTTATATTGAACGTGTTGGCGATGGGGTCCGAGTGGAACCAAAGCCGCCGATGGGCTTTCATGCTCGAGATGTTGAGAGGCGATAAACATGGTTGCCAAGAAAACAGCGTCGACGGCAAAGGTATCAAAACCAAAAGAGAAATCACCACCAAAAGCAAAGGCGGTGAGTAAAAAAGTTGTTCAGAAAGCAGCGCCAGCAAAAAAGAAAACGACTCGCAAAAAAGCCGCACCGAAAAAGCCTGTCATCACGCCAAAAATGTTTGATGATTATTTTGTTAAAATGTCGCAAGATAAGTTTAAAGAGCTGTCGCAATTATGGAATGAAGAGCGATTACAAATTAAGATACCAAAACTCGATGGGTATGATCAGTGGCTCAACTATTTCAAAACGCTCACACCAAACGCTATTAAACAGCTTGCGGTCACTGGTCTTGATTTCTTACCAACTGAGGCGTACACAGCGCTTGCGTGGTGGCACGATGTAATTGCATCGCCATATCGAATGGATAAAGTACACAAGGCTGGTTTGACGACAGCGACCGACGGCGCCAAGCCAAAAGAAAGTATTGGTCAGCTCGCAGCGAAAAATGACCGCCTAGGCGTTTTGAAAGCAATACGCGATAGTCTAGCCGCAAAACTCGACAAAGGCGCTGGTAACCGCGATACGGCATCTCTGGCGCAACAAATGACGGAAGTGATGACGCAGATTGCAGACTTTGAAAAGCGGCAAGGTCCAAAGAAAGAAACCAAGCTCGGTCAATTGCTCGGTGAATATGATGCAAGCAAGTCAAAGGCAACCGCTGGTAAATCGGCTGGCTCTCGCAAAACAAGTTTTAAAACTCGGGTAACAATTGATGATACGGAGAAAGTAGCATAATGGCACGACGATACGGCAGTCAGAAACCACGCATCGATATTTACAATAATGGTGATATTGAACTTGCCGATAAAACGATCGAGCTTTGTGAGGCGTATGGCATTAAGCTTTTGCCGTGGCAGCGTGCAATTTTGTATCGATGGATGGCGACCGATGAGTTTGATAAATGGGTAAACCCAGAGTGTGGGCTATCGGTGCCGCGCCAAAACGGAAAATCTGAGTTGATCATCGTGCGCATTATTGGTGGCATGGTATTTTTGGGTGAGGCGCTAGTTTATACCGCTCAATCTGACAATACCGTAAAAGAAATCAAGCGACGCGTGATGCGCTTTTTCTATGATGCCGACGAAGAGTTGCGCGACATGCTTACTGATGAGTTTGACAACGAGCCAAAGTCACTCGATTATGTTGAGTTGCGCAATCGCGGTCGATGCGTATTTCGTACCCGAACGCGCACCAACGGTCTTGGTAGCACCAACGATACATTGATCATCGACGAGGCGCAAGAAGAAACCGACGCGCAGCAAGAGGCTCTATTACCAACGCTCGCATCTGGTAAAAGCCAAAACCACCAAACCATACGAGCAGGAACGCCGCCAACAGCTGGCTCGAGCGGTACCGTATGGACGCGCACACGCAACAGCGTACTCACTGGCAAGGCTGAAAGCTATTGCTGGCAAGAATGGTCAGTTGAGGCGATCACAGACGTCACAGACGAAGAGGCATGGTATTTCACCAACCCATCGCTTGGCTATTTCTTGATGATCTCAGCGGTCCGTAATGAGTCGGCAACAATGGCAACCGATAGCTTTAATAAAATGCGCCTTGGGTGGTATGCAGGTGTCGAGAGCTTGCGTGCTATCAGCGACGATGAATGGTTGCCGCTCGCTGTCGATGGCGTGGTATTGCCGCCAGAGCCAAACATAGTATACGCCGTGAAGTTTGCACCCGATCGATCAGCTGTATCGCTTGCCGTGGGCGTACTAATGCCAGATGCAAGAGTGCATGTCGAGATAATTGAGCGCCGCCAAATGAACGCTGGCATTTCATGGTTATCAATGTGGCTAATAGAGCGATGGCGCAAATGCAACAAAATCATTATCGATGGCGCGGCTGGTACACAGTTGTTGGTCGAAGAGCTTACGCGGTCCGACCCAAAGATCAGTAAAAAGATATTAACGCCAAATGTGAAAGAGGCTGGTGCAGCATACTCATCGTTTCAAACAGCGATCGAGCAGCGGTTGCTTACGCACTACAATCAGCCAGCACTCAACGTGTCGGTAAAGACAGTCAAAAAGCGTGATATTGGGCGTGACGGCATGTTTGGGTATGCAGCAATGAATAATGATATTCAAAGCGACCCGACCGAGGCGGCAGCATTTGCGTATTATGGGGCGGTCCGATTTAAGAAAGACAAGTCAAACTCTAGTAGCACCCAGCGCATCATGGTATAGTTAATGATAGCCTGATAGGTGTAAAACCCTGATAGGTCAGAAACTCCATTTCGACTAATAAAGCTCGGCGGCGCTGTCGAGCTTTTTAGTTTGTGAATAAATAAAGTATTCAGTGCATAGGGTATTGACAAAATGTGGCTTGTGTGCTATTATGTATACATAACCACGAAAGGTTAAAACAAATATGAATAACATGAAAATATACCGCGACGGCAAGTACGACATCAAAGCCAACATCGCAATGAAGATACGCATTAAAGCACCGATCATCTTGCAAAAGCTCGACGACGGTTTCAACCGACTTTACGAATTATAGAAACGACCGCGAAACAATCGCGGTCTTTCATTTACAGAGGTCAGAGCCGACATTTACATACTATATAGATTGTTTCAGTGAAACAGATTTACATACTATATAGATGATCTGCTAATAATTGAGGGTTATTCACACGTTTTGCACAGGTTTTTGCACAGTTAGCTTAATCACGATTGCCAGCCAACAATTATGTGTGGTATATTCAAGTCACGACCAAAAAAGACAAAAACGAAATGGAGGGTCAATGTCTTTTAGTATTACTGAACAGCGCCGTAAAACCATGCTTGAACGCATAGGGGATGATGCCGCACAGCTCATCGATAACATGGCATATTTGCCGTTTTTCCGATCGGTCCAAATCAAGCTTGAGAAAGCTGGACGCGCCGAAGAGTGGGGGCGAATGATAGAGGTTGCCAAAACTAAAACGCACCAGAAACAGTATTTTGCAAAATTGTGCAAGATGGTCCGTGACGGTACATATCGCTTTGTCGAAAAGGCTGTTGAGGTAGCCAAAGAAACAGCGCTGTTTATCTCTGATAAGATCGTGCGTTTTAAGTTTGGCAAATACCAACCGTTTTATGTGCGCAAAGCTGACGCCTTTATAAAAGCAAATGGTATGGCTGGCTTTATTGAATTGATCGAACTGGCTGAAAGAAAAAAGCTGTCGCAAAAATACGTTGCCAAATCACTGATTAACGGAAAATCGCCGTCGAAATATTACCAAGAAAACGTGAAAGGTGCGGCAGCATAATGGCTGAACTATTTGTCGACTCAGGTGTAAATAAAAACCCCGACGATCAGCGCCGCGTTGATGGCGTAATGAAATCTGAAAAGAAAAGACTGATCAAGCATCTCGGTAAAGAATACCCAATTACTCAAAAAATGATTACCCACGGTCAACCATCCATTGGTGTGCAGCTATTTGGTGACAGATTTGTAATACGCACCACGGCAACAATACCCGATGAAGATGTTGAAATGATACGTTTTAAATTGGGTGGTAAAAAACTATAATGCAACTCACTAATGCAAAAATAGATCGACAGCCTTTTGAAGTACCAGAGGCACCCGAGGGCGTTGAGCTTGGCGGTCCAATTGAAATCGTAAGCGTACCACTTGAGCCGTTTACTGATCGCTGGTGTTGCCTCATGTGCCGCACAGCCGATCGCATATGTGATTTCCACCAAAGCATGGAGGCTGACGGCTATGAACCGCCAAAAAGCTTTGCAAGGTTGCTGTAATGTCAGTTGTCGTATTTTCTTGCGGCAATGAAAAGTGTTTTGCGACTGTCGACCCAGCAACACTCAATGAACTCAGATTGAAGATAATTAGGGCTGGCGCGGTATTGTGCAAGTCGTGCGGCGAGCGTACTATATGGTTAGAAACGTCAATGCTTATCGACGTCGAAAAAATCAAACAAATACCAATCGAAATGGAGGGTAAACGCCGTGCAAGGTCTAATACAAATACTCATTAAATTAAAGTTGCGACATCGCTTTTATTGCGATTGCGGTTTTAAAACAAACTCAACATCTGAGCTGATTGCGCATTATCACAATCACTCGCCATTGCTGACTATTGATCACGCTACTGGTAAAATTATGTAATGAGATCAAACCGTGGGCTGAATAAGATAAACCAATATGGCTATCGAGGGCAGAAAAAACCAAAGCATACGCATACTTTTCAAAAAGCGCGTGTGATCGTCACTCTGTATGACGGCTCACAGTTCACAGATAATTACTTGCGCATCGAGGGGCGAAATCATTTGTTCAAAGAAAAGGGGCGCGTCAAATCATCCACCATCTTTCAAATGACATTGCTATCAAAAAGCACTGAAATACAACGCAAAATCGAAGAAATCGAGAAAGGCAAATCAACATGGGTGAGGTCATCCACATTAAAGAATACCTAGAGCGTAAAGCTGGTCCGACACGCGAAGATGTCACAAAACGGCTTGCCGACATCGCATTGCAGCAACTATTACTCGCATCTGAGAAAATAAGATTACAGGGGCAACTCGAGCAATTTAACAGGGGTGACTAAAAATCACCCTATTTTATTGTTGACATGCGGTGGGGGGCAATATATAATCATAAGTACAGTACAAATGCATTAACGAAATGGAGATCACAAATGCAAACAACCAAACTAAAATACGCCGAAGTCAACGACCTTGAAAAGCAGATCGTATGGCAAAACATCAGCGGTTTCATCGACACAGCAAAGATGGAGTTTAGCAACGCAACTGACATGGAGAGCATGCATCTTTTCTTGATCGATGCATTACGCGAGCTTGAAAACTATAAAGACACTTTAAACGATGTCGCTGGCATGAAAGCCTTTGCGGTCCAGTGTTTCTGGTCGGCATCGCAAAAAGTAGAATATGTGAGCCGACAAGCATGACGGCTCACAATGCACCAAAAGGCATATTGCGTAAACCGATGCGCAGCAAAATAATCAAAACAAAAAAGTTCAAACGAGGCAAACATGAAAACCACCACAAGCAGCACATTAACAATTAGCGTATGCATCATTATAACGGCGTTCTCAGTGGCTTTCGCCATTGGAGAGCGCACAAGTGCCAATATGGATGTATACGCCGCTCAAAACGATTGTGAGTGGGTATACCAAGGCACTTGGTATGGTGACGATCGAGATTATATTTGTAAATAAAGAAAGTAGAGGGTACATGGGTTTATTTGATAAAGGTAAGAAACAGCCAACCGAGCAAGATGATTTGTTGCAAGAGCTTGATGAAGTTGATGCAGTCAATCACAATTCAGTGCTTGATTATATGCTCGAGCTGAGTGACGAAGATTATGACAAACTACTGAAAGCCGCAAAGATTTACCGCGATGCAAACCGCAAAGTGGCTGAGGTCATGGGCGTCGATGGCGTTGCAGCAAAAGCAGTTGATGGCGAAAAAATAGAGGTGCGTGTCGAGAAAAGCACCGCGTCAGATTTCATCGAAACTGATGACGACAAGAAAGGAAAAACTGAAAGTGTTAAAACTGATAAATAGCTGGTGGGCGCTCGAGTGGCAGCGAGCTAAAATCACATGGAACCTCGACCGATGAAATATCGATTTATAGGTAAAGATGGCAGTATGGGCTATCGGCATGGCAAAGTATACCGAGTGGCGATTGTTGATGAACGGTACGATGGCTCAATACTGATCGCCGCTGGCAACTGGTTTACGCTCTGGTCAAAGCCGACGATACCATACAGCTCGCAAGAGGCGTTTGAAAGGAATTGGCAAAAGGTATGAAAGGTTTGCACATAACAGCTGGTACCGCGCCACAAAGCGCAAAGTTCAAGATTGGTGATGAGCAGATTGTTGTACTTGCCGCCGACATAAGGATGCGCCCCGACGAGATCATCACCGCAACGATCGAGGTGCCAGTGCAATACATTGACGTCGAGCTATTAACAAGCGGCGTAACCGTGGAACCGATCGAACAATGAAAGCATACACCGACGTTTTTAAAAAGCCGCTCGACAAAAAAGAGGTTGCGACGGTCGTGATGGTGGTGGTGATGCAAAAGACAACCTCAGTGGTCCATATACAGCGTTTTGTAAATATCGGCGCTGGCAAGCTTAACAAAATATTACAGTTACTCGAGGATGCTGGCGTAATTTCGCCAGAGCCACGATCAATCTTATTAAATCGAGTCGACGCCGCGACAAACGCAGCATTTCGACAATTAAAGAAAGGTAAAAGGTAAATATCGTGAAAACAAATCAAAGAGGTTATATCGATAGCGATGTATTGTTTGGGCTAGGTTTCATCATCATAGTGCCACTGATCATTTTTGCAATATTGTTTGTGCGATTTCAGCCATCAAACTCGGTGGTATCTGGCATCGCATACAACACGAGCAACGATAGCTTGTTTGGCGGCAATACTCACTTTAGCGTGAGGGCTGGCGAAAACACACCAGTCACCGAAGAAAACCAAAGCACATATTGTTTGCCACCAAACTCACCGTACAAAGATTTAGTCAACCGTGCAGCGCAAGACAAGAGCGTAAAAATTGTTGTGACCGCTGAAAAGTATTTTGCAATTCAAGCACCATGGGTATGTAACCCAAACATAAAAGTAACGGAGGTCAAATAATATGGAGTGGCAACTATTTTGGCAAGTGGTAGCGTTAATGTTTTGGGCGGCATTGCTTGCGATAGCGGTGCTTGGCTCGAAAGGCAAAAAGTAATGACTGGTATTGCTGGTAAGGTCGTACACAGCAATGGGTTGGTTGCGCTGGTATTTAAGGTGAAAGGCAAGCTATATGCACACACCGAAGAAAACGGCGAAATCATCGACACATACTTGCATACTGGCGATGAAAGTGTGCTTGATCAACTGAGTAATGAGGTACCGTTCTAATGACAGCCAGAGATGCAGTATGGCGCGATTTCGTCGACGAACGCATCGAAGAGATCGCCAAACACAACCAGTACATTACCAGCGATATGATCATTGGTGACCTAGAGCGTCACGGCAAGGGTCTATCAAATTACTCGCCTCTTGGTCCAGCAATGCAAGCGGCGCAGCGCAAAGGGCTAATTGAAAAACAGCCGACGAGCCGAAAGTCAAAGCGACCAACGACCGTATGGATAAGCAAAGTATATGGGGGTGTAAAGTAATGGATGCATTAACCGATGATCTCAAGATGCAAGGTTACCTAAACAGCTTATTGTTGATCTCACTAAACCATAATGCAGCCGTCACCGAGTATTGCACTCGCATATTGGCTGGTGGTCCGATGAAATCGAAAGAGCAATACCGCAACGCTTTCAAAGAGCTTGAGCGCATACACGATGAGGCAAACGCCAATCACATCAAAGTTTCAGAGCAAATGGCAAAGGTACTTGGCATATGATCGTCATTGATTGGGTGCCAAATGGCAAAGGCGGTTTCTTTGCAAATGTACTACTCGACCCAGCAACAAGCGAGCGATGGGTATGGAACGGCAAAGACGATAAATACGACTTGCTCGAGGCGCCAGAGTAATGGCTAAATCATGCATAGTATGTGGCAAGCGAGCATATAGCGATTACTGTATGCAGCACAAACCTCGCAAGCCAATAGCCACCAGAACGCCGTTACCGCGCCCGACGCATCGTATACGGTCCGAGGCTGTAAAGACACGCGAAAAGCGCCAAGCGACCACCGCTGAATGGTTTGAGGCTAACCCACCAGATAAAGATGGTTATTGGTACTGTTACATTTCAAAGCACCCACAATGCCCGAAACGGCTGACAGTCGACACCATCGTACTAGAGCATGATTTAAGCAAAGCCCGACGCAAGGATTTACAGTTTGACATCACAAACATTCACCCAGCGTGCGGTTATGATAACAAAGCAAAGGGTAGCCTATCGGCAAAGGAGTATATGGCATTATGATCGGCAAGCAAAAAGACAAAGCAATTGGTCGCAAAGTATATTTCAAAGAGAAACGTGGCAATAACACAGAGGCGAAATACTATATCGGTACGGTCATAGGGTATCGTGACGTCATACTCACCTCATCAAACATTTTTGGCGGAGAGGTTAAAAAGTGGGCTGACCGATCGCTATTACTCGAAACTTCTGATCATCGAAAGGTGCAAGCATACCAGCTCGATACGTTTGAGGTTGAGTCATGAAACTTACCACCAAGATATTTGACACGCTCACTGATGGTCAAAAGCAATCGATTGTCGACTATTTAAACGAGCTTGAGCTTGATGATGCAGATAACAGCATCCGTAATGCAAAACGCTGTTTGGAGGGTCAAGGCTATCTCGAGTTGCAAAACATGGTGGCTGATTATTACCATCGTGCAGGTGTCAATCACACCAAAAATGAATTACGCGAGATATTAGGGTTTGATCGTATGATGACCGATAAAGAAAAGCAACAGCTCGAGTACGCTATAAAGCACCCTATGGGTAGCCGTATTGCATGGGATTGCCCCGAATTAGAGCCGCACGAGTTTGAAATCGTCGAGGGTAGTGCAAAGCTCATACCGCTTGGCGATGATGGCTCAACTACTGTCGTTATTGGTACTAAAGATCGCAAAAAAGCATTGCGCATGATACGTCGATACGAGCGCGATTGGGTTGACGATGGCGACCTTTCCGAAGATCGTGACATCGAAGAGCGATTACTCGTATGGCGCAAAGCAGAGTTTGACCATGAGAGCGATAGTACCCACATGTTTAGTTGGTCAAAAAAAGACACCAAAAATAACCCGAAAGCCGTACATGCTTTCTTGAGAGAGGCATAGTGCATGAGCGATATTGACCCAAAGTTATTAAAAATCGTTGCTCTTGCAAAACAAGGTATCGGCGGCGAAAAGGATGCAGCAATTGCGCTGGTCCGAAAGATATGCACTCGAGAAAATATTGATTTTGACGAGCTGATGTCTGAAGATACCGAGCAATATAAGCGCTATGAGCTACACATTAAATGGCGCACGATCGACGAAGAGGATATGCTTGCACAAGTCTGTTTCAGATTTGCAGTTACAAAAGACCACGACGATTTGCGTTTTAATCGAAAGCTCAAATACTTTATCTACACGACAACAGCGGCAAAGCACATTGAAACATTGAACGCGGCTCACATCTATTTACGAGAATATCGCAAAGTGCGCAAGCAAATGATCGAAGAAATACGCAGCGCATTTGTGCAGCGTAATCGGCTATTTTCGCAGTACGACAGCGATGACGAGCCACAAGAGATGAAATTGCCGACAGCCGATGAGTTACGCCGCGCCGAGCGAGTAATGATGATGGCAGCCGACATGCCGCACGTTCAAATACAAAAGCAAATTGGAGGGCAATAACATGGCAAAAGCAAAGCTAGGTACATATCAAGTGACATTTATGGATGACGTAAAAATCATCGTCGGTAACAATTACAAGTCATGGCTCACTCACGCAACTGAGTACGCCAGCTGGCGATTTGGTCGCTGGGGCAAAGGCAATATGAGCCGCGAAGAGATTGCCGATCATGTTAAAAGTGTTGAATATTGCGACATCGAGTTTGTCGACGACGGTGGGCTGAAATACGCGTCACCAGAGGCATACCAAGAGGTCATTGACGACGAAACCAAGAAAGACGGCAAGTACCGCACATCATACGCATTACTCAAAGATGAGATGGTTGCATCACCGCAATTGCTCGCTCAATTAAGAAAAGAATTAAGGAGATTGTAACATGCCACAAGTAACACCCCCACCAGCCGACCCAGTGAAAGGCGGTTTGACACAACAGCAAAAGATCGTTGCCGAGATGTGCAGTAACCCAGATAAAAAGTGGTGGTTACCTCAAGACTTTATGCAGGGCGGCAAGTTTTTCGTCGGCTATGAGGCAAGCGCTCGCATGAGTGAATTGCAAAGCGAAAACCCCGACATGTTTGAAAGCCAGCGCAACGGCAAATACATGGAGCGCCGCATCAAGTTTGAAACCATCGACGAATGGCTTGATAAATCAAAAACTTTAAAGTCGACTGTCGGCACATATTACAAGCGAGGCTGATTGTGACTGAGGTAATAATCGTTATTGTAGCGCTCGCATGGTCGGCAATGATGTATATAATCGGCAAAGAGAACGGCGAGGCAAAAGCTATCAACGACAGGGCTGATGTCGTAAACGCAGTCGATCGGTTTGAAGTCATCGACCACCGAGAGTGTGTCTGGTGCCGTGGGCGCAAGCTCGAAAACCGACTCGTCAAGGGTGAATACAAAGAGATGCCATGCAGTAAATGCGACGGCAGCGGCATCATGGGTGGTCGGGTATATACTGTTAGTAGCAACCCAGAGCGCAGCATCATTGCAATCGATTTGAGCTATCAGGATAACGGCAAAACATTAAAAGTATTTGTGAAAGATCGAGGTTGATATGAAACAAGAAGAGTACGAAAAACTTTGGGGTAAGAAAACAATGCAAGAGGCGTTGCAAGATGCCATTGCCAAGGCTCACACAGGGTACAGTTACGCGAAACTGGTATCAATGGTACAAGACGAAGAGAACGACGATGGGCTTGAGGCTGACGAGGTAAAAGACGTTGATAAGCTCACAAACCTCATTGGTCACATGTTTGAATACTATGGAGTCAAACGGCTCGGTGAGGGCTTTGACAAGCTCGAGATGGCATCACAAATGTATATCGTCGGTGGCATCGTACATCGCTTTACAGCTGGTATGCCAGAGGGTGCAGGGTTTGCCGAGGTAAAGATGGAAAATAGCGACTGGCAAGCTCTATTGGTCCGTAAAGGCTCTGGTTATCAACCCGAAGTCGATGCACTAATCGCAGCAACGGAGGAATGACAATATGAGTGATCGAGAGATTGACCACATGACCGCAAACAGTGCCGAGCAAACGGCACTCGACATTGAAAAGTTTGCAACGAATATTATGGGTATTACACTCATGCCGCATCAGGTCGAATTGATCAAGATGATAGCAGCTGGTAAAACGCCGATCTTTTATGGTCGGCGTGCTGGCGCGGCAACGGCTCGCAAGGTGCTTGAGGCATATATCGTACAAGGCAGCTATATCAGGCACTTTGAAAACGTACACTTTACTGGCATGACATACGTTGATCAAAAGTTTGTGTATTGCCCTGTTGGTAATATCGTCAGCTGGTCCGAGGGTGATTATGACCACAAGTGGTGTCACTATTGCAAAAAAAGCTTTGAAGAGATTGCACGATCATGATGGGCGCACCACAAATCATCGATTTGCAGTATGACGGCAAAAGGCATTGGTTTAAAGTTTGGCGATACGCAACCGAGCAAGATTTACTGTCGGCATTGCGTAGTGATCGCCAAGAGGCTCACAACGGTACTGAGTCGCATATCACATTTGCTCAAGACGGCGAAGAGTGCGGCAGAATGTATTTGCTTGATAAAACTGTTGCAACGATTGCAAAGTGTTCAGCACAAATGGCATTTCATATTGTATTGCGATCGGGTAAGTCATTTCCTGATGGTTTCCGCAACGATGTGTGTGATTTAACAGGTAAAATAGCATCTGAGATGTACTCACACTCAAAAGCGTTCTAAAAAGCCTATGTCGCAAAATATAGAAACGCCAAAAATGTTATGCCCGAGCTGTAAAACTGAGCTTGAGAAAGCAAATGTCGAGGGGCGCCGAAATATATATCGATGCCCCAAAGAAAATACGTTATATAGGCTCAAGACAAAACACAAGCGCAAGCCGTTTGATATTGACGATCAATCAACATGGCGAGCAACGTGTGTCGAGTGCGGCAATAAAAATATGGAGTATTACAATTTTAAATATCATTGTAATAAATGCGGTCATACGCTATATGTTTAAGTAGTGCGGCACGCCAATGTGGACTTGGGGCGTAATGAAGAAATTGGTATATTGCCAGTCGCACACCATAGGCGTGAGAGCCTTTATGGATGTGGAGCAAAGCGCCTCGTGATGGGGCGCTTTTAAATTGCAGTTATTTGATCGGTCCAGTTATGGTCTTTATTGATCATATTACGAGCCACACGCCGCCCTTGCGGTAAATCGGCACGTTGACCGACTATTGTTTCAATATCGTCATCATGGTCGACAAGAGAGGGGTTTGTATATAGCACTCGCAACGTATTACCAAAATAAAACTTGCCGATGCGTGTATCATATGGGTCATCATCAGCATCACAAAACTCGAGCAATGGCTCTATATGGTCCGACGGTAATGCAATGGCAACGCCCCAAAACAGCAAGTAGCCGCTCAACCATGAGCCATCTGGCGCACTTGCGACAGCTCTTGTCACTCGATCGTTGAATGGTCGCACAGTGCCAGTATAAAGCGATACACATGTTCTCAATGGTGCCGCTCTCAATGCTCGGGTGAGGTTAGTGAAAAAGTGTTCATTGATTATCGCGTCATCTTGTAGTACGACATGCACATCAGCCTTGCCGATGCCATAAGCCAATGCTCGACGACCTGTATGCCACTCACTGTTTTGCTCATCCCATATTATTTGAGGCGCAGCAAAAGGGTATTGAATAACTTTTTTATACAGTGCATTTGCTTGAGCGGTCCGACTCGGGTGCGCCATGATTGCGATTGATATTTTCATTTGTGGTACCGATCTTTGTTATGACCGCCTTTGTGGTATTTACGGCGTTTTGGTAATTGACGCTTACTGCTCTTGCTGAATGGCACGCCTTTATTTGACGGTTGGCGTTTCTCTGCTCTGGTGCGTTGCTCATATCCTATATTGAGTACAACGGCGTTTCTTGGGTAAGCGTCGACATAATCGGGATAGATCATAATTTATCAATAGCCTCGAGCAAGTCATCTTGTATCTCATTGAGTGGCTTTATGAAAGCTGTTTTATAGTCCATCCATTTCCAGTTGCCGCTAATGACGTCATCACGAGCAATGCGCATATTTGGTATGCCGTATGAGTCGGCAATGATCAAACCGTGCAATGAGCTTGATAGGATGACACGACAGCTCGATATTTTCTCAATGACCGTTTCTGGCGACTCTGTTGCGTCGATTATGATGTCAGCGAATGGGTAATCATCTTTGTCGACATAATGCCGTACAACGCCGATATTGTAGCGTGCTGGCGCCTTGGTCCATATTCTCGATGCCAATAAACCGAGATCGCCCAATATTGCATTGCTCTTGAGATTGTTTTGTGTAAGCTGACCTCTCACGGCAAGTGTATTAAAATTGTGTTCACTGTCATGGGTATAGCCAGAGCCAGCGCCCAATACAGTGACGTTTTTGTTTTCTGTTTCTGCTATATCAAGTATAGTGCCGATGATCACAACGTCGGCTTTCGATAGCGCCACGCGGCGCACTTTATAACCCAGCTTTGTGAGTATCAGCGCACCCAGCTCATCGCCAAAGTTATATGGCTTTTTATTAGTACGCCACCACCACGCATTGATCGTTTTATTTGTGTCTGAACCAAGCATCAGTTACCACCTCGTATTTCTTAAATATTGATGTTACATGCCGCCCATATTCAACGCGGTCGGCGTATTTGCCATGCACCAGCTTGTTGAATATACCCATCTCGGTGAGGTCTTGGCGGTGTTCAAAATGATATTCAAACATGTCTTTGCATAGGTCCATGATGATCTGCCGATCACCACCAACAACGCCGCAATTAAGTAATGGTTTATCTCTATTCTCTCGTAAAAACCTATTGACCGACGGCTCAAGATGCCGTGTGAGCATCCATTGATTATTAAGCTTTTGGCTCGGCTCATCGCCAACATATAGCGTGTTTGGCTTGATGTGAGTAAATGGATTGTTCACCATGTCGACGTCGGTGGCATCGACAACAAATACATTAGCTATCTCGGGATGATCACGCAGGTATTGCCACTCTTTGAGCCAGCGTTCAAAGTACGGTGTGGTTGATATGGTGACGCGGTTTGGCTTGTCAAAGCAGTTGTGTATTAGTACGAACTCATAGCCCTTTGACTCAACTGATTGCTTGAGCTTATCGATCTCTTTTTCGTTGGCAAACCACGCTTGATTGCGTTGAGGGTCCATTACATTGGCAAAGTAACATGCAATGACGACATCCTTGCCGTATGGTGCATACTCTGTTGAGTCAGTACGCTCTTTTAGCAATGCATGGTTTCTCACGATGCCATCAGTGCGATCGGCTGGTGATATGCTACTCGACACCTCTTTGTGTTGGTCCATGCTGTATATGAGCAGGTCGCTTGCTATGACATCCATATGTTTAAATGTGGTAAGCCCAGCATTGTGAATACGGTTTGACCAATCACCATGCTCATCCATTGCCTTGCCAAAACGCACATCCATGCCGCCCACAACGTCGAGTACGCGGTGCTTGATGTATAACATGCAGCCCCTCGCATGGCTATGAGCAACGTGCTTTGCATCCTCGTATACAATGTGATCATCACCCACTGGCGTACCATCAGCCCAATCTTTAAAGCAGTACATCAAGTGGCTCTCGCTACTCTCAACGTATGGCACCCACCAGTTGGCGGCAATAGGGTATGTATCGTCATCAAATAGAAAGATATGGTCGCAATCGGCAAGCAACTCAAGACATTTATTTTTGGCTCGAGCAATGCCGACGTTACTATCAAAGCGGTACACATCACCATCAATCTTTACTGGTGTCTTGCTCGCGTCATCCACCACCACGATCTTTGCATCAGGTGTCAGTGCCGCTATCTTGGCATAGGTTTCAGCCGCCAGTTGGTTGCGGTTGTGGGTAGTAATACCAATGCCTATTGAAAAGTTTTTATTATTTGTTTGTTCAACGTAGCGTTTGCCATTGATTACAACATGCATTTTTAATCTCCATTTCGATTGTTGTTTGATCTAATAATATCATAGCGTGCCATTGTCTAACCCAGCCAGTCAACGCAAAACAAAAGTGAATAAAAAATGTATTCTAATTATTAAAAATCATAACCTCATCACTTTGCATCGCTGTATAAAATAACGGGGGGGAGGGCGCCCTTTCTTTTTCAATTTGTAGACTCCGCTGTATAAATGGCAAATTTTTGGGAACGATTTGTGACAAGGCGTTTTTGCACAAGCAGTTTTGTGGTAAAATTAACGCATGAAGGGTATGACACTGATATTTAATAAGCAAGTTGAGGTTGGACTCAATGAGTTTAACGAGCCGATCACGGAATTGCAGCAAATCAGTGTCGACGATTGTTTGATCGCACCCATTACTGAACCAAGCACGGCACGCGAGCAGCAAGCCATCAGCCAGAGCCGCATACAAATGCGCATACACTTGCCAAAGCTATTCAGCGGCGATGTATCGAACTCGACTGTCGGTTACGACGGCAAGCTTTTTGAAGTTGACAGCGATAGTGTGGTCTTTATGCCCGAGAATACGCCGACGCGATGGAACAGGTACTTTCGCGCAGAGGTAATTACGCAATGATTGATGTTGAAGATGCTGTATTGCTATGGCTCAAAGGCTGGTTGCCTAGTGACGTAAAGCCGTTCACTCAAAAGCCAGACAACGTGCCTGAAAAATATATCTTGCTTGACCGTACTGGCGGTCCACGCGAGGCGATGGTGCTTGATCGTGCCGAAATACTTATCGAGGTATACGACAAAAACAGCCGCCGTGCAGCCAAAGAGCTTGCACTCACAATCGGCAATAAAATCAAAGAGCTTGAGCTGGTACATAACGTCGAACATGCGGCAGTAAACTCAACAGTGCGACTTGATGACACGCTCACCAAGTATTGGCGATACCAAGTATATTGCGACGTCAATTATCGTATGTAAAAAATGTGTTCGTTGTGATATTTGTTTGAACAAATTGTTTATGCTATTATTTAAGTAAGTCAGAAACACAGGCGACGGTCTGGAAAGGAAAAACGGAAATTATGGCTGAGTATTTTACCAAAGAGGGCGATGAGTTCAAGAAAGTTGACTCATTTAGCGAAGAGCAAATTGATGAGATAGCTGGCGATGTGCCATGGCTAACCAAGAGGCTCGAGCGTGCGCGTGAAAATGAGCGATCAAAGTTTGCAGATTATGACGATCTGAAAACGAAAGTCACAGACTTTGAAACAAAGCTCACGGCAGCAACCACGGAAAAAGACGATCTAGTTAAGAAATTGACTGGCGCTCAACTCGAAGTCGACAAGGTAAAGATCATCAACGAGTTTGGACTCAAAGACGATATGGCAGAGTTTGTCACAGGTGAAAACGCGGATGAGATGCGCAAACGAGCTGAAAAGCTGGCAAGCGGCGTCAAACCAACAGGCGTACACATCGATAAGAAAGACAAACCAGACGAGAAAAAGTCTGATAACAAGCGTATCGCTGGTGAATTATTTGGTCGTAAAAAAGCCTGACGATAATATATTTTAATTCTCACAAAGGAGAATATCGTGTCAGAGGTTTTAAATACATCCGAACTTGACCTTGCAGCCCACCAGAAAAAAGGTATTTGGCGCAAGGCAGTAAAAACAGGTGTGCTATCACAGCTCGCCGCAGCCGACCCAGAAATCAAAGTCGGTGATACCAACATCTTTACTTTCCTAGATGCAGCGAAAGCTCAACTGGTTGGTGAGAGTGGTCAAAAGGTTTCAATGGACGGTAAGCCAACCAAGGCAACAGCCAAAACTTACAAGGTCCAAATCACCTATCGATTTAGTGATGAAGTTAAGTACGAAGATGAAGATTACCAAATCGGTCTTGTCGATGCACTCGTTGCTCGCGTCGGTGAGGGTCTTTCTCGAGCGCTCGACCTCATTGCAATTCACGGTGTAAACCCTATCACTGGTCAGGTTTCAAACCTCGTGTCTGAATACCTTGATAAAGATGGTTTCTTGCCAGAGGGTCACGTTATCACTGAAACATCAGCCAAAGATGCTAACGTGCGTGCAATGGCAACAGCTTTGCAGACAGAGGGTTACAACGCGACAGCGATTGCGTTTGATCCACAGTTTGCTGGTCAGCTTGCACAGGTTGAAGATGGCAACGATCGCCAAAAGTACCCAGAGCTTGGCTTTGGTTTCAACGTCGAAAGTTTCCAAGGTTTGCGTGCAGCATCTAGCGACACAGTAAGTGGTCGCCAAGAGCTTGATACGCCACTCGTAAAGGCTATCATGGGTGATTTCCGCGCATTTGTATGGGGTGTTGCTCGTACAGTGCCACTCAAGACAATTGAGTACGGTAACCCAGACGGCATGGGTGACTTGCAGGAACTTAACGAAATCGCTATTCGCGCAGAGGCTTACCTCGGTTTTGCCTTTGTCGACCCACGCGCTTTCGCAATCGTCAAAGCAACCCCAGCATCTTAATCGATCTGGTCAACACAGGGAGCGCTCGAGAAATCGAGCGCTTTTTGTTGTAAAACTTTTATGCTAATATAGGCACATGACAAAAGCAAACTATATCAACGAACAAGGCGGCGAAATCAAGCAGTTTGAAGAGGGTAAACAGCCAGAGGGTTGGGTATACTTGCCGCCAATGAAACGATACATCGACACTGATGGCAAGTTTCATTTACGCGTTGAGATTGAGGGCGCGGTAATCGATATTAGCGAGAGCGAAGTACCCCGAGAAGTGCTTGCACAAGAGGGTGAAGTTGTCGAGGATGGAGAAAAACAAAGTGTCGAGCCAAGCCCAAAGTAGTTATATCGCCGATCTTGCTGTTGCAAAAACAAAAGAGTTCAAAGAGGTAAAGGAACTTGTAATTTCAAGTGGTATCGTCGGTGAAGATGCAACGATCGTCGAAAAAGCACAATCGATCGCCGAGATTACGAACGCTCTGACCGACTTACAAGCCTCAAAGCTCATTGATACCCTATCGGCAGCCAAAGAGCCAGCACGCGCCACGCAGTACAGCCAAAAACGCATTGACAAGGCATCTCGCCTCATCGATGACGTCAAATCAACTATCGATAGTTGGGATTTTTCATAATGGACTATTCAAAGTTTACTCGCACCATCCTCGATAAAGTGATCGCCGCAATGCTGGTAATCAACAACCCAGAGATTGCGCCAGCGGTCCGTCAGCGCAACCAAGAGATATTATTTGAAACCGTGGGCGCAGCCGTTTACGCAAAAATATACGACATGAACGCATTTGATATGCAGATCGCCAACACGATCGGCGACGGCATCGATAATCGATTTTATGGGTTGGCAAAAGTGGCAAGCGCGTCAGTCGCAACAGGCACGCTCGGTATCGATGAGTATGTCAAAAACTTTATCGACAATACGATCGGCATGGCGCAGCGCGACGCGGTGCGTAACGCTCGAGAAAATGGCAAGCGCCCGACGGTCACACGAACCGAGAGCGCCGACTGTTGCAAATGGTGCCGCTCGAAAGCTGGCACATACACCGACCCAGACAGCAGCGTATTTGAGCGCCACGGCGGTTGTGATGGCAAGATCACGACGTCGGGTTATGGCTCACGAAATGGACTGTTGAAAAATTATGTCAAACCCTCTGATCGTTGAGCTGGTACTTGATGGCAGCGTGCCGAGCAAAAAAAACTCGCGCATCAATACCAAAGATGGTAAATCATTTCCGAGCAAGGCATTTGCCGACTGGCAAAACGACGCTTTAAAACAGGTGCGTATACAAACGCAAAAAAGGTTTTACAAACCAGTGTCGCTCGAAGTGATCATTTATTTTGCCACCGACACGCGTGCTGACCTCGATAACAAGCTCACTAGCATTTTGGATATGCTCGTCGAGGGCATGGTATTGCGCGATGACAAATGGCAAGAGGTGCCAATGATCGCGGTGCAAGCAGCATTTCGACCGAAAAAAGCTGGCGCATTTGTACGATTGACCGAGCTTGAAAGCGATGTCATGGGTGCGGAACTCGAGGCGGTCCGAGCCAAGCGAAAGCCGCGCAAGAAACTTATGGTAAAATAGCAATATCTGCTATAATATAATCAAATATCAAAGGCACGCCAACAGTTGCGGTAAAACTGGTTTTGAAAAAGGAAACCATGAACACCGACGAACTGATAATCGATCTCGCGGAAAGCACAGCCAAAGACCTACTCAATAAGTTGGGTACTCGTGCGCCGAACGTACAAGACAAGTACGATTATTACGACGCCGACAACGATGTTCATGATTTTGGCATCTCGACACCTCGTAAGATGAAAAAACACCAGCCTGGCATCGGTTGGGCTAAACGTGCAGTCAATACGCTTTCAGATCGTGTCGTGTTTGACGGCTTTGCAAATGATAAAGCTGGCATCAATGCAATGCTCGACGACATCAATGGCACCGTTACGATAAACAACGTCAAAGAGGATGCGTTCATTGTCGGTGTCGCATTTGCAGCTGTTTCAGACAATGGTAATGGCAAAAAGGTAATCGTACCGTTTACCGCACTCGAGGCAACTGGCACCGTCGATATGACGACTGGTTTGCTTTCATCTGGTCTGGCTATCACTCGTTGGGGCTTGCCAAACGATGGGCGATACAAGCAAGTGCTGACGGCTCTTGATTTTGTACTATTCTTACCAGAGTTCACGGCTGTTTTTGAAAATCGTACATTGTGCGACATATACTTTAATTCATCAAAACGAACTCAACTACACAGAATTACCCACGGCTCGAGTGCAAATCGACCACTCGGTAAAGGTCGCATTACAAATACGGTGCGCCGCATTATTCAAGAGGTGTCACGACTCAAGGTGCGCGAAGAAATTGCCGAAGAGTTTTACGCATTGCCGCAACGATACATCACAGGTCTTGCCCAAGGTGCCGAAAAAGACTCAAACCTCGACAGCGCCATCGGTTTAGTGTGGGCGATCACTAAAGACGAAGATGGCGACGCGCCAAAGGTCGACCAATTGCAGCAAATGAGTATCGATGGCTTTATAGGTGCGAAGAAAGACAAAGCACGAGATTTTTGTGCAGAAACAGCACTCACATTACGCAACCTTGGTTATGAAACTGGCAACCCGACCAGTGCTGAAAGCTTGAGCGCGATGTCTGACGACCTATTGCTCGAGGCAAAGAATAGCCAAAAAGAAATGGGCGAGCAGATCAAGCAACTTGTCACAACCCTGTACATGGAAACGCAGCAAATCGCCGAAGTGCCAACAGCGCTCAAGGAAATCGTACCAGCATGGGAGTCAATATTTCAGGTCGACATCGGCGCCGCTGGTGACGCGATCGGTAAGCTCAACACGGCATTGCCAGAGCTTATGGGTACGCCAGAGGTTTACCAGATGCTCGGTATTAACATACGACAGGCTGAAAAGCTTATGGCGGCTCGTGCGGCGGCGAAAACTAATAGCTTTATGCAGGGAGGTGCGTAACCGTGGCTTTAGAAACACTTGTCACCGTTGCAGAGCTTGAGGCGTTTTGGCGCCCACTTACTGATACCGAAAAAACTCGAGCAACAACTTTATTGCTAGTAGCGAGCAACCGTTTGCGCGGCATGGCTGAAAAAATCGGCATCAATCTCGATGAAAAGGTCGGCGCAAGCGAGATTTATAAATCAAATGTGCAGTATGTCATCATGGAGGCGGTCAAGCGAGCGATCAGTACGCCGATCGATCAAGCGCCAGTGAACAGCGAACAAATTACAGCTGGTCCGTACTCGCAAAACATTACATTCACGAACCCGAGCGGCGATTTATGGTTTAAAAAATCTGATCTCGCTGAAATTGGGCTGTCGGGTAGTCAATCATTAAATAGTATTTCAACAACTCGAAAGGAGCTGTACTCGTGAGTAAAAAAGTATTTAACATGCAGGGCGGCAAGCACAGTGCAGCCGCATATACAGAATTAGAAAAGTGGGCGTATGGCTCATGTGTTGCCAGTTTAACGAGCTTTGTATTAAGCGCTGGTAGTGGCATGAACCTCAATATCTCGACTGGTGCTGGTCTTATTAGTGACACCATCGCACGACGCATTGCAACAGATGCAACCGAGAGCGTCACAGTACCAGCCGCAAGCGCATCATTCAATCGCATCGATAGCGTCATCGCATACATCGACACGGCAGTATCGCCAACAACCTCAGTCACCGACAACACTAATGACATTCTAAAGTTTGTTGTAGTCGCTGGCACGGCAGCGGCATCACCAGCCGCACCGACTGGCTCGGCAATCGCGGCAGCCATCGGAGCTGGTAAGCCGTACATGGTATTGTGGGATGTTTTCGTGCCACAAAATGCGACCAATAACAGCGGTATGACATTCACCGATCGCCGAAGTCTGTTGGCGCCAAACTTAACAGCGGCGCAGCGTCGAAGTTTCCAAAACGACTGGCTCGATCTGAGCGCACTTGCGACGCTATCATTTAGTGCATACAACAGCACGACAAAAATGGCGGTCATTAACACCACCACTGATCTGACAAGCTATTTGCCAAAAGGTGCGCGTGTACAATTCAGCCAAACAACTGGCGGTACGAAACAAGGCATCATTCACGATGTCACATCAACTCAAATATTTGTTTTCTTGAACAGCGACTTTACACTCGTAAACCAAACGATCTCATCGCCAGTATTTAGCTTGCACCCTCGACCGACTGGCTTTGACTCTGACCCAGATAAATACACACTCAGGTATACATACGCGGCAACGCTTACGCAAGCATCGCCAGCGGCAAGCACTTGGTATAATATCGGCGGCATCACAGCCACTATACCTCGTGGTAAATGGGAAATGGGCTATGAGGCTAACCCATGGACTGTACGCGGTAGCGCACCTGTCTGTTGGTCATATAGCACACTGAGTACATCGACAAACTCTGTCACCGATACCGATTACAACGCTATTGAATATACATCGGCAACCGAAGTCATGGCACCAGTTCACAAGAACCCGAAAAAGACAAAGACGCTCACCGCTGACACGATCTTTTACCTATTGATGAAATGTAACCAAGCTGGAAACACGCAGATCGCATTTTACAACTCAACAGGTAATGATTTGATGCCAACTCTGATCTTTGCTCGATCGGCGTATCTATAAAAGTAAATGGAGTAATGATATGAAACTTAAAGAATTACAAGAAACAGTCAAAACCGCAAAAGCTGATAATTTAAAAGACAGCTCAATCATACGTTTTGATTTTACTGACTCTCTAAACTTGGTATTGGATATTGAGGCAAAGACCGTGCCAGAGGCTCGTAAAAAAGCTCTGGCGTACTTTGTCGACAACCCATCAATTGCCGCAATGTACGGCGTAAACCTAGAAAAATAGACCTCATATGTGTGAGAATATATACAGCCACAATAAGCAAAAGCGTGTAGGGTGAGAGTATGAACGATATGCTTTTTATATTACTCGCTTTTGCACTAGGCTACATATGTGGTCTGGTTACAAAATATGAAATGTGGATGTGGGTAAGAAAGCATGACGGCAAAGCCAAAAAAACAAAATAAGCAGCAGATCATAGAGCAGCAACAAGAGCGTGTTGATAATTTTGCACGCATCTTGCAAATTGTTGCTATTATTGGTGTTGTCGCAATTGTGATCGTAAGCCAATTAGTCAAGAGCGAAACCGCCATACCAGTATGGATACCAGCTGGCTTGATGGGCGTTGCGATCGGCTTGTCACCCGAGCAATTTATCGAGCTAATTAAAGCGTTTTTCACAGGCAGGAAAAAGTAATCATGAAAATACCACGCGTAACACTATCAGAAACAGCACAATTGCGCCTAGCACGCATATACGGCATTTTCAGAGCCGTTATGATAAAACTGGTACCTGTAATCATTTTTGCTTTCATATTGTCGCAGGTGGCAATACTAATTGACCAAAAAAGCTATCGTGACGCGCCAGCTGACAATTTCTTAAAATATACCGAGTTTAGTGTACAAAATGCGCGAGAAAACGAAGATGTGTATTTCAAAGTTTGCCGTGATCGTGTGAGCAATATTCAGTACGATGGTGACTTGAGTATTTACATTATTGCAAATGCCGACAAGCCCGAAGAGAGCAAGGCTCAAGTGTACAGCCGTGACATTGGCGGCACCATTCAAAACGAGTGTGAAAACAAAGTCATACGCGCATCTGATTTCAAGCACAACGTCGGTACATACGAGATGGGCTTTTGTGTGCGTTTCACCGTCAAATATGGATATGAAAAAGAGCAATGCAAAACGAGCAACCGATACCGCATATACAGCCAGCCGCAAGACGTCGACAGCCGCATTAAAGATTTAGAGCAACAGCTCGAGAGTGCGCGACAAGAGCGTGCCGATGCAGGGGGCAACATCAACGCCCCACAAAACAACAGCCTCGCGGTGCCAAGCGTGCCGATCACCAATAATAATACGAGCCAAACGCCATCGAACAACGGTGGCAATTCAAACAGCGGCAATACGTCGGGTGGCTCGAGCAGCGGTGGCAATAGCGGCACTGGCGTGCAACCCCCATCATGTAGTGTCAATTTACTATTGGGTATTGGCATTGGTTGTGGTAGTGACGGCTTAATACGCTTGTGATATAATTTATTCAAACAGAGCTTTCATATTTGATTGTTGTGTCAGCATCCAAAACGGAGAAAAAATATAGTGGAACCAAACAACGCCCAAAACGTATCTTTTGGTAAACCAAAAGCAACTGGTGCGCTTTTTTATGCACCAAAGGGTACAGCAGTACCAACGAACGCGACAAGCGATCTCGACGCCGCGTTTCGTAATGTCGGTTACATTAGCGAAGATGGACTCGTCAACGCTACTGAAACAGACACCGAGAGTGTAAACGACTGGTCAGGTCAAGAGGTCCTATCAGGTCAAACATCGTTTGCTGAAATGTTTACTTTCAACATGCTTGAAGTGAACCAGCACTCAATGCGCCTGTATTACGGTGAGGATAACGTCACTGTTGATGGTGAGGGTAATATCACCGCGATCAAGGTAAAACCAGCTGAACTTGACGAAGTTGTGTTTGTCGCCGAAGTCGTACTCACTGGCGGTCGTATCAAGCGTGTGGTCGTGCCTCACGGTAAGTTTGTTGATCGTAGTGGTGAAATCTCTTACGTCAACTCTGAGGCTGTTACATATCCTGTACAGCTCAAAGCGTACCCAGACACCGACACCAGCACTCACGCTGAATACTTTGCATCTATTGCATCGTAATCGGTCCAACAAAAATAAAACCCCCGATGGCACCTGTCGGGGGTTTTTGTTTGCCGCGCTTATGCTATGATATTAGTACAACAATATTAGAAATGGAGTAACCAAAAATGGCACAACCCGACGAACAGGCAGCATCAACCGCCGACGAAAATGCAGAGCTAAAACTAATCAAAGTCGATGACTATGAGTTTTATTGCGATACCGACTTAATGGATGACGTCGACGCTCTCGATATTATCCACCAGATCGAAGATAAATCACGCGTGTCGGCAATCGTGCCACTTTTGCACCACTTGCTTTCTGATGAAGAGTACAATAAATTGGCTCAACATTTCATTAAAAAAGATGCCGAAGATCACAAGGGCAAAAAAGGTTATCGCCCACGTTTCCGTGCATCAAAACTTACGGCTGTATACAACGCCGTCATTGCGCAATTTAGCCCAAAAGACTAGCCCTCGCCAAATTACGCCGACAGTATTTTGACGAAATCGAGGCAGATTTTCACGAGTATTACCATCTTGATATTGCGCAAATAAAGTCGGACAAGGCAGCGCGGTTGCTTTTCCAGTTGCCATCAGGTAGCCGAATATATAAGCGATTGCAGCCAGCGAACACATGGGGCTGGCAAGAAGTCTTGCAAAATCAAATGGTGTATTTACTCAATGTTATCGCGTGGCAAAGCACAAAGGATGCACAGAAAAAGCACCCACTCAATGCACCGAAACCATTTGTGCCAGAGTTCATGCGCGACTTGCAGCTTGAGCAACAAATGAATAAAGATATTGAGGCTCACGACGTCGACGACATTAAGCTGATACTTGCCAAAAAGCGCGTTTAGTGGCGTTGTAAAAAATGACAAGATATTTAACAGGGGTGCGACCCCTGTTATTTTACCACTCCCCTACCCCGCCCAAAACCACTACTCTAACACCTTAGAGCTAAAAATCAAGCGACACCCAAGGCGAAGAGGGGAGTGCGCTTATGCTAGTGCTATAATAGAAACAATATGGCGAAAGATGTATCATTTGTACTCGACACAGCGGCAGCCGAAGAGCTGTTGACAAGCATGGCGATGCCGACCGTAAAGACGTCAGCCGACGCGATCGCAAACCGTGCGCGGTCTATGGCATCGAGCATGTCGAGCCGACCGCCAGAGTTCACAGTCACGACGGAAGTTGGCACCATCAAACGCGGTGTACGAGCCATCGCAACGATCGCAGTACAAGCCTCAGACGCTCACCAAAATTACATAGGATTTTTGGCACTATCAAAAGCAAAGGATGCTGGAAAAGTCAACTAGCTTATGCTATGATATAGACAAATAAAGCACGCCAACAGTTGCGGTAAAACTGGTTATCATAGAAAGGTAATCAAGCAACCAACATGGCTGGCGCAACAATCGGAACCGCATATTTCAAACTAGCACCAAACATGCAGGGTGTTCAGAGCAAAATTGCGGCTGGCATGAAAGGCGCAGGGGCGCAAGCAACCAAAGACTTGGGCGACGAGATCGACTCAAACTCTGGTGGCTTTCAGGGCGCGATTGGTAAACTTGGTGGTATCGCAAAAGCTGGTGGCGCAATCATTGCGGCTGGCATCGGTGCTGGCGTCGCTGGCATCACGGCATTAACTGGCAAGATGCTCGCGTCGGGTGCAGAGCTTGAGCAGCAGCTCGGAGGCTCTGAGGCGGTGTTTGGTCAATACGCCACCGACATTCAAAATACCGCACTCAATGCGTACAAAAATATGGGTCTTTCGCAAAATGAGTTTTTGCAGGGCGCCAACAAAATGGGGTCGCTTTTTCAAGGCGCTGGCTTTGACGTTCAATCGTCGATGAAGATGTCGCAAGACTCAATGCAACGTGCATCTGACATCGCATCAATCATGGGTATCAGCACGACCGACGCGCTCGAGGCTGTTACTGGCATGGCAAAAGGCAACTTTACCATGATGGATAACTTGGGTGTTGCGATGAACGATACCGCGATCGGTGCGTATGCCGCATCAAAGGGTATTACGAAATCAACCCAAGCGATGTCTATACAGGAAAAGGTTGGACTCGCACAGCAAATGTTCATGGAGAAAACCGCGAAATATGCTGGCAACTATGCAAAAGAAAACGATACGCTCGCTGGCTCGATCAACACGACAAAAAAGGCATTTGACGATTTCTTGTCTGGCGGCAATACAATCGATGGTTTCATCTCGAGCTTGCTGAACACGATTAAAATTGCCGTGCCTCAAATCGCATCTATTTTGCCACAAATTGTTGATGGCATCGGTCAAGTTGCAACGGCAATCATACCAGCGATCGCAGAGGTATTGCCGACACTATTGCCAGCACTCATTAGCGCCGCTGTCGGCTTGCTCAACCAGCTCGTAATTGCATTGCCGCAAATCATTGGCGTACTTGTTGCCGCATTGCCTCAATTCATTGAGGGCTTTGTAAAGATATTCATTGGCATCGTGCAAGCATTGCCGCAAATAATCACGGTCCTAGTAAATGCAATACCAACGATTATCGATAGCCTCGTCAGCGCTCTCACAAACCCCGAGTCGCTTACCGCGATCATCATGGGTGCAATACAGCTGTTTCTGGCTATTTTAAAGGCTATACCAGTCATTATCGTCGCTTTAGTGGATGCAATACCAACTATCATTGAAAACATCATCAAGACGGTCACAAGCCCCCAGTACATACAAATGATGATGAAAGCTGGTATCGATGTCTTCATGGCGCTGATCAAAGCAATACCGCAAATACTTGGCAGCATCATTGGCGCCGTCGGTAAAATACTCGGTGTCATTGGCGATACACTTTCACCAAGCAACTTGGCTCGCATCGGTGGCGATATGATCAAAGGTCTTTGGAACGGTATATCAGACCTCACAGGTTGGGTGGTTGGAAAAATCAAAGGCTTTGGTGATAGCATACTCGGTGGCATTAAATCATTCTTTGGTATTCACTCACCGTCAACCGTATTTGCTGGCATCGGTCGTGACCTCGACCGTGGACTCGCAAAGGGTATCACCGACAATGCAAGCCTAGTCGATAAATCGGTCACGAGCATGGCTAATGACGCGCTGGCTGGCATGGCAGCAGTTAATGGCTCGATGCAAGCTGGCTTTAATGCAAACGTCACCACGGCGCAAAGCATACAGGCTGGTGAGTATGAGTCGGCGCCAAAAGTCGTGCAGTATATTGATATTAAAAAGATGGCTGAACCACTTGATGCAAAACAAGTTGCAAGTGACCTAGGCTTTATGGTCGCAAATGCGTAAAATAGGATTAGGAAACAAAATATGAAAAATACTCAACTCTGGCTAATCGGCGCAACCACACAGATCAATTTGCAAGACCCAGCAAACTCGATGTTTTTAAAGCCGCCACTCGAGGGCTTAACAGGCTTGCCAGATATACGCGTTGCACAGGGCAATAACGTCGGTAAAAGTGGTGGCTGGACTGGCAACCCACTATTTGAGCCGCGCTTTATTTCAGCGGTCGTGCAGATCGCTAACTCGAGCGTTGCCGTTGTTGAGCAAAAACGCCGCGAGCTTGCGACATTGCTTGCCGAACAGTACCTCACGCTCAAATACGTCACAGAGGGCGGCTCAATTTATACGACAAAAGTGCGCCTGTTGGCAGCGCCAGCGCCACTCGAGCAGTTGCTTACAAAAGTAACGTATAAGATCAATCTGAAAGCCGACGACCCATTGCTTTACGATTACAACAGCGAGGGTGGCGCAATCGTTGCGACGTTGCCTGTACGCGTGCCTAGCGGCGGTTTTGAAATACCGTTTGAGTTTCCATTATTTATCGATGGCGGTGACTCGACGATCAGTGTTGACAATAGCGGTACAAGCACAGTCGCGCCGATCATTACGCTTTATGGTCCATTACACAACCCGACGATCGTAAATCAAACAACCAACCAAGAGATGCAAATATTGGCGGTACTCAATGGCACCGATGAGGTTATTATCAACACCGCACTTGAAACCATTACGCTCAATGGGCTGGATGTTTATTACTTGAAATCAGACGAGTCACAGTTCATCAACATCAATGCTGGCTTAAATGCAATGTATCTCGAAAGCGACAACTCTGGTGATGCAGGATATGCAGAGGTCCGTTATAACTCGGGATATATAGGAACCTAGCACATGGCAAAGTATGAGGTATTAGTATATAGCAAAGCAGGGTTGCCAATGGGTAACATCTTTGCTTTGTGTAAAAACTTTCAATGGCAAAAGGTGCGCAACGATGCTGGCAGCGTATCATTTGATTTGAACCTCGAGCAATATGAGGCATACCTCGAAGAGATTGGCTTTGGTGATGAGCCGTACAACTTTATGGAAACAGGGCGCAATGACATACGAGTAAAGCGCAATGGTCAATGGCTCATCGGCACCAACATCATCAAGTTTGATTACGGCGTTGACGAAACAGCCGTCACTATAAAAGTGAGCTGTACTGGCTATTTGAATTATTACAAAAAGCGATATGTTGATATTGATTATGATGATACGCCGCAAGAGCTTATCATGTGGGGCGTCATTGATCAGTGTAATCAAGAGTACGGCGGCGATTATGGCATTACTCAAGGTGTGCATATTGGCGAGAGTATCGAACGTGACCGACACCAAAAACGCAAAGAAGTAAAATCATTCTTGCAGCAAATGAGCAACGTGCGTGCTGGCGTTGATTTTGAAATTACAGCCGACAAGAAACTGAACACATTTATTGCTCAAGGTGCATACCGACCAGATGTGCGACTTGTATACCCTGGCAACATCGCCTCATTTGGCTTTAGTCGGTCCGTTGAAAACGTATCAAATTATATTTACGGTGTCGGCTCTGGTAACGGTGAGGATGCTGTACAGACGCCATCAGAGGATAAGCCAAGCGAAGATTATTTATACCGACGCGAGCAGATCGCAAGTTACAACTCGGTTATTGATGAGGGTACGTTGCAGCAAAACATCGATGCTCTTGTTCATTTCACCAAAGACCCGATCGAGTTGCCGACAATCACCGCGCAGATCAACACGCTTGATCTCTCAACAATCGGCATAGGCGACACCATACTCGTACAAATGACTGGCAGTAAAATGCTATCTCATATTGATGGGTATTACCGTATCGAAAGTATTACATGCTCAGTAAATGACCAAGGCGATGAGTCGGTCGATTTAACATTTGACGACCTCGACATCAATGAAATCATTTCATTGCAAGAGGGCGGCGATGCGGCTTAATCTTGTTGGTCAAAGTATTGATGATCAGATAGCGGAGTTGCAACGCGACCTCGAAGAGATCAAGACGCGTCAGTTCACCAGCCAAGACTCTGGTATGTTGGCGCACATTGCTCGATCACAAACACGCGATCAGTATGGCGACATAGTATCTTACACCACAAACTCTGGTACGGTATTCACATCGCAAATACAATGTCCAGCAACGCCAAATAATTTCACACTCAACACGATTGATTGCTTGCAGCGTTTCACCCCAAAGCACGGCAAGCCAGCTGTTGCCATACCACTCATCAAATTAAAAGTTAATAGCGGAGGCTTACACGGCGAGAGCGAGCTATTTATTAGCGGTCAATGGGGCGTAACAATGGCGATTTACAATGCCGCTAATGTACAGGTCGGCACCGTCGGCATCAACCAATCTCTTGGCGGTCTTTTCCAGCCGCGCTATCATCCGACATCTGAGTATTCTTGGTCCACGATGATCACATATGATTGCTCGGTGCCGTTCACATTGTCGTATGAGTTTTATGTACGATCATCAGATGACGGCTCAACCGTAAACGAATTAACGGGGTTATTCTAATGGTCCGAGGTAATAACGACATAATCAAAATGTTGCGCGACATTCAGCTCGAGATTGACGAACTGAAAACAGCACAGCCAGTCGGTACGAACCAACTGGTCGTAAAGCCATATGATAGTGGCGCCGCGTATGATAGGCAAGTGACGATCACGGCGCCATTTCAAAGTGTCGGCTCATCATTCAAACTTATGCGGCTTACTGTCGAGGGTGTTGATATTGCTGGCAACCGTATTTTGCTATCAGAGGTCATACCAGAGTTGCAATATACCAACGGCAACCGCATCTCAAATTGGGGCGGTCCGAGCAGCACAGGCTATGGTTTAAGCCCTATCACATCAGATGACACCACTAAAAACACCTATTTGCTATTTATTGTTGCGCCAACAAATACGATAATGAGAGTAAAGTTTTATATAGTAGCAAACGCCAAAGTATCATTTACGCTAGAGGATTTAATATAATGCCACCCCGAGCAAACCCCAGCATTACACTGATGATCAACCAAGCGCAGCAGAAAATGCGCGAGTTGAAAGAGTTGCAGTTTTTTGGCGGTGATGCGCTGAACCTCAAACGCTATAAAACATTGATTACGGTGCCAGCTGACAGCGCCCCTCATTGCTGGCGAATTGTTATGACACCCGACGACCCAGCGACATCGATGCCTCTTGTAGCACGACAGCGACCAGCCACAGAAAATGCATTTGCTGGTGGTCAGATCGAGCCAGTGCATCGCACCGATGGAAACTTTGAGTATTTGATGATACCAAACCCAAACTTTAGCGACTCACCGCGAGGCTTTTATTTCATAATTGAATACTCTGGCGGCGCGACATTTACCATAAATCAAATAGGCTAATATGAATATTGACGACACAATACCAAAGAAACCAAGACGATCGTTGCCAAATGGCGAGGTGTGGAACCAAGCCGCGTGGAAAGATGCGCGGCGCCGTGCTATCGCCAGTAAAGACCCTCATTGCGCAGCGTGCCATTTGTTTATTGATGTCACATTGCCTATGAATGACGAGCAAGGCAAGCGTAATCTCATGTCGGTTGAGGTCGACCACATCATACCAACATCTCGAGGTGGTCCAATGTATGCACAAGAAAACTTGCAATTGATGCATGTACGATGCAACCGCCAAAAGGGTGCAAAGATGACATCTGATTATGAGGGCTTGCAGAATGTAAACCCAGTACCCTTGTCAAACAGCTGGTAGTTTGATATGGCTTATGCTCGGTGCTATAATTAACAGTGTATAAAATAATTACTCATCGAAAAGGAGTATCGAAAATATGGGCTGGCGATTAGCAAACAGTTTAGTACGATTACGAGATCAAGTTAATGCGGCATACCCAAACCGCAGCAAGGCGAGCGACGGCACTATCGGTGACGCGGCGCACGCAGCAAGCGCATCTGACCACAACCCGAATGGGGCTGGTGTTGTTTGTGCAATGGATATTACCAACAGTCCACAAACTGGCTTTGACGTTCACGCATTAGCAGATCGCTTGCGTGTCAATCGTCACCCAGACCTCAAGTACATTATCAGCAATCGCCGTATCGCTGGTGCATGGACTAATTGGGCTTGGGCGCCATACAACGGCAGCAACCCACACTCGAGCCACGCTCACTTTTCAGTTGGTCGCGGCAATGACGGTCAAAGCACCCCACCATACGACGACACAAATGATTGGGCGATCGGCGGCAGCGTAGCACCACCAGCTGGTGGCAAATCAAATGATCAGGTTGCAAGCGAAGTGCTTGCAGGTCAATGGGGCAATGGCGACGACCGTAAAGCAAAGCTCGCGGCAGCTGGCTATAATTTCGATGTCATCCAATCAATCGTTAATAGCCGACTCGGTGGCGGTGGTGCAGCGCCTCGTAAATCAAATGATGTCATTGCTCAAGAAGTCATCGCAGGTGCATGGGGTAATGGTCAAGACCGCGTAA